TATCATAGAATCACCAATACCTTGGTATTGTTCTCTGATAAACTTCTGTAATTTGCTTAAAAATGTTACTGAGTCCATATTCTTTCTCCTTGTTGGTTATATTAACAGTTCCATTTACGAAGAGATTTGTTAATTCTTGAATTAGGATCTCTTGCTGTTTTGGCTGATGTTAATCTTTTTTTCATACCTTTCATTCTGGCACAAAATGACTTTCTTCTATTAGCAGCTTTAGAACCTGGTTTTAATTTAGATGGTTTTGTAGTTACTGCCATTGATAATTTTGATCCTGGGTTTTGAGCTCTGTAAGATGCAATACCTTTTTTATTTAATCCACCCGATTGAGATTTACCTTCTTTACGTTGCCATGCTGGAGTTGATCCAGATGCTAACATTGCTCTACCTTGTCCACGTAATGAAATATCACCCATTATACTAATCCTCCTGATCTCATGTCTTTTCTACCTGCAAATGTTTTTACATTAGAAGGTTTAGGACCTGTATTAGAAGCTTGTTGTTTTCTTTTAACAGCGGAAGCTCTTTGACCTTTACTCATAGCTCTAGCTTTTGCTATAGGAACACATTTAGGATAATTTTTTCTTTTTTCTCCACCACTTCTTCCACATTTAGGATAAGATCCGTCGGATTTTCTATTTGCAATATCAACCCAGTTCTCTTGGACCCACTTACGTAAACCCATATTAATATTTTTTAGTTACTTTTCTTCTTTTTTCCATTACAGCGCCGCAACCTTTTGCAACGCCACCTTGTTTATAATTAGATACCATTTTTCTCTCTTGAGAAATACTACCACCACCCATTTTTTTCTTACGTCCGCCTGGAACTATTTTTCCAGAACAAACTGCAGATGCGTACATGTTTGCATATGCGCTTGGATAGACTGCAAATTTTGCTTTTGCTGCTGCTTTTCCTCTTGGACAAAGTTTAGCCATTAATAACCTCTTATTGCAACTTTAGGAAAACCTTTTATAAGTCCACCTTTAGCTTTTTTAACTCTTCCACCTTTTTTATATTCTTCTTTTTCTCCATATTCTTCCATTTGATTTATTTCAGACATCTGCTCATCAGATAGAGGACGTTCTGATGCACCTAGTTCATCTGCACCAAAAATAGATGAAGCAATTCCAACTCCAGGTATAAATTTAGAACCTAGTTTACCTGCTTTATTTAATTTATTTAAATTTTTAAATATTTCTGTTTTCTTTTCTCCATCAATATCTAAAGAAGAAGCTTTAGCAAAAGATTTAGTAGCAAGGTTTCCTTTTTTTACAGGTGCTGGTGTTTCTTTTTTTGTTAAACCTTCTTCAAAAGCTAGTTTAACAAAATCTTTTCTTTTACCACCCTGTTTAGCAAGAGCTATAAATTTGTCTCTTATAGAAGCCATTATCTTTTGCCTTTTATCATTTTGCCTTTTTTCTTCTTAGACATTTTAGAAGTTAAAGTATCGGCTTTTTTCATTTTACCAGATTTAGTTTCAACATATCCTTTATCTTCCATGGCATATTCTTCAGCTTCTTCAGCTTCAGATTCCATACTCTCATGTTCTTCAGACATATCTATGGCTTTTTTACCTTTTTTTAAAAGAGCTCTTCCTTGTCCTCTAAGTGCAATATCACCCATTATCTTTTACTCTTCATCATTTTGCCTTTTTTCTTTTCAGACATATCTTTGGTCATCATGTCAGCTTTTTTTGACATACCACCTTTTTTAAAACCAGGAACTTTTCTTCCTTTTAAAATATCTGCTTTAGTAATTTTTCCATCTTTATTTAAATCTGGAAAACTACCTTTTTTTAATTTTGCTCTTGGTCTTATCCCGTAATCGTTTCTCATGTTAACTCCTTATCCGTTTTCTTGGTTATTATTTACCGGTTTATTCGCCATAGTGCGTGCCACCGATTCTGCACTTCTGCCCACAACATAACCTCCAAGACCTATTTGTAATAATGTCCAAACATCACCTGGAAGAGTTATAGTTATAGAAGCTTTAAAAAAAAATAATAGTACTGGTCCTAATATATAATTCCAAACTAAAATGAATATTAATACGTACATTAATAAAGGTCTCCAGCTAGATGCAAACCATCCAGCTTTAGCTTCAGCTTCAATAATTTTTGCTGCAGCTTGTAATTCTTGTGTATTAGATTGTAGTAATTGAGTTTGTAGATCTGCTTTTAACTTTGCTTGTAAATCTTTATCAGGAACTGATTTTTCAATTGTGCTAAATAAGATTTTTGCGAGAGGTGCTACAGCTCCTAACATTTGAATCATAGCTTAATACCACTTTGCTGATCTTTTTTTCTCTGAAAGAATACTTCCTTGACCTTGAACTTCTTGAACTTGAGTTTCTTGAGGGTTAGACATTTCAATATCAATTCCACCAAGTAAATTTCCTTGCTTGTCTGTAAATTTATCAAAGTTTACTTCTTTTGATTTTGAATCTGCTGTAAAAGTTCTTGTTGAATTAGCTAATCCACCCACTGCCATTTGTTTTCTGCTTTTTCCAGCTTCAGACAATGCAATAGCGATTGCTTGTTTAGGACTTTTTACTTTTTTTGAAGATTGACCAATATTAAGTTCACCTTTTTTAAACTCTCTCATTACTTTACCAATCTTTTTTTGTGGTTTTGTCATTTTCATAATCATATTTATACTCCTTTTTTATTATTTAACAATAATTATTGTATTTTCTTATTCATATTAGAAAACTGCTGTTTTGCAATAGAAGTTGCAGCTCTTAATTCAGCTAAATCTTCATTTTGTTCAAGTTTTTCTTGTGTATTCATCTGATTCATCATTGCTCTCATCTTATCTAAGTTAATTCTCTCTTGTCCCTCTTGTTTTTTTCTAGCATTTTCTTGAGCTTGTAGATCAAGTTCTCTTGATTTTAATGCAGCAATAGGATCATTATCAAATTGAGAAGTTATTTTTCTCTCTTCCTTCATAAATTCATCCATCATCTCCGCAATTAAAATTGCTTTTCTTGATTCCAATTTCATTTGAAACTCTTGAACCTGCACTTGCACTTGTGGATCTTGTAAAGCTTGAGGATTTTGAGACAACATTTGTATTTGTTGTAACTCTTGCGCAAATTCTAATTCAACTTGTTCTAAAGCCATTAAAGAAATATGTTCAAAAATATTTTTCTCTAATGATCCCATGATCATCGGATTATTTTTTGCAATGTTAGTTGACATAAAATTTAAATGCGCAGTGACATGTGCTCTATGATCTTGTCCTCTAAATGCTTGAAAAGGTTGTCCACCTAAAGCATCAATATGTTCTAATGCTGGATCTTTAGGCATTGGTCTTGCAGGTTGAATTAAAATTTTATCAATATCTTTTACTCCCAATGCTTCATACATTTTTCTGTAAATTTCATACAGATTGTGAATTTGAGGATTAGATTGAGCAAGTTGTAATTCAGTTTGTGCTAAACTAATTCTTTGAGTTTGTGAAAATATATTTGGATCAGCGACTGGAACAATATCTATTCTATCATCAAAGTCTGCTTGCTTAATATTTTTTTGTCCACCTACAACATCATAAGGATATTCTTCTGGTAAATATAATTTAAATACCCTTGATAATAATTTGAATTCTAATTTTAATGAGGCATACAATCTTTTATGTATAGCAGACATTGTTCTGCTTCCTCTTTCAAGTAAAGCTACGGTTGTACCTACTGCTGCTTGTTGATTACCATCACCTACTTGTATATCAGCAATAGAAGCAAATCTTTGACCTGCTTGAACCACGACTCCCATTAATTGTAATAAAGTTTGAGAAGGTTCTTTGTAAGGTAGAGTCATAAATGCATCTCTAAGGTTTCCCCCTGGAGCATCTACATCTCTCCACTCACCTGGCTGAATAGATTGAGCATCATCTCTAATTCTAATACCACGCATTTTAAATCCTGCTGGTAAATTAGATAAAGTTCCTGCATCAATTAATTGTCTTAAAGCAGATGTGGCTGTTCTTGATAGCCCACCGATCATATGAATTAAACCAAATCCATAAAATCCTAAACCCGGTAAAAATTTAAAATGAACGAAGTATTGAATTTTATTTTTCTTAACATCACCTATTTCATAATTTCTACGAATAGATAAAATTTCACGAGAGCTTTCTTCTATCGTCACAATGTAAGGAAGTTTAATTCCAGTCATTTCCCCGTTGGGATCACGATCTTCAAAGCCCTCGAGATCCAAGTTTACATGACATTCTACTAATGTAAAGATATCTTCATAACCCGATTTAGTAACTCCTTCAATTTCTCTCTCTTTTGATTTTACATCAGATGTATCTGTAACAGAATCATCACTTGGTAATAAATCTAAGTCTCTATAAAATCCTGCGACTTGTTGTTTTCTTAATTCATTTGCAGAAATTTTTATTGTATGCATGATTGCTTCAGCATCATCTAATGATGTTGCTGAATAAGGAACAACTAAATCTTCTGCTGGTACAAATTTAGAAACAGCTCTTCCAAGTAAATCATCATAATAAACTTTTTTAAAAGTAGATCCTGATAAAGGTAAATAAAATAACATTTGATCAAACTCTGGTTCATATTCTCTCATGACATCCATAATTTGATAGTTCATAAAATCTTTAACACGTACAGCTTGATCTTCTTTTTCTCTAGAAGAGTTTCCAATTATTTGAGTTCTAACTGGTCCATCTGCTGGTAATAATTCTTTGTAAGCTAAAGCTTGAAATTGTGTAACTGCTTCTGCCAATACTGGATGAGTTGCACCACTTGCTCCTTGAAATGGTTCTGTTCTTTGATCATATTTAAATCCAAGTAAATCTAAACCTTGAGTATAAGTTTGTTCCCAATCTTGACGTGATGTTTTATAATCTAAAAAATTTTGATAAAGTTCTGAACCTAAAGGTCCTAAAACATCTTCCGGTAATAATTCTGCTAAGTTATCAAAATGGTTTACACTTTCACCTTGATTAAAAGCTCCTGGATTAAAATTAATTTCAACACCACCATCTGACGTTGGAGTAATTTCTGTGTTCTCTACACTTGGAATAGATTCTTGAAGTTCTACAATTTCTTCTGCAGAAGCCTCTGGATTTTCTATTTCAATTTTATTTATAACTTCGTTTGGAAGCGATTTGTCTATAGTTGCCATTTAATTTCTCCGAGTTCACTATCTTAACCTTATTATACGTAACATTCAAGCCCTGTGGGTTAGGACCTGATTTAGGTGGTATAGTTCTTGTTAGTCTTTTCATTAAACCGGTAATCCAAGATTAATTCTTAATTGTCTAATGTATGCATCCATAGTTGGATTACCTGTGTTTGAATTATATAATGGTGCATATAGGTCTACTATTCCTCCATCTGGACTTTGTGTACTTGTTTGAACGTTTTCACCATAATCTTGATCAAAAGATTCATAACCTGGAGCTACTACTCCTTTTTCAAAACCTGCGTATGCATCTTTTGCAAGACCAAATGCTAATCCTGCAAATGGATTCATTATACCTATAGCTGTTTGAAATGGATTATCAATTGCCTTTTGAATTGACTCTTGAATTTGTTCTTTTGCCTTTTCAGCTAGAGCACTCATAATTCCCTGATCTTCTTCCGCTGCTGCAGATCTTGATGCATCTTCTTGTTCTGCTTGTGCTTGCATTGATACATCATCTGCAGTTACAGATTGTGCTGCAGCATTTTCATCTCCTGGTCCTATACCAAATCCACCTTCTGCTCCTGGTCCCATTCCTCCTGGTCCTTCTGTTCCACCTTGATCATTTGCATCTCCTGTAGATTCTCCTTCTCCTGATCCTACTCCTTGACTAGATCCATCATCTGATCCTCCTGGACCACTATCTCCACTAGACGATCCTCCATCTCCACCCGATCCACTACCCGATCCTTGTAATGATGGAAGTCCAAATGGAGCTTTGTTAG